AGCTGGATGCAGTATCAGTCACGGAGTAGGAGTAGAACTAAATCAACGATACGGCCAACTTTTATCTGATAATTTAGACTTGCCTGTTAGTTTTTTAACTAAATCAGGTTCGTCGGTTATATGGGCCGCAGATCAAATTTTAAGATCCGATATTCAACGCGATGATTTAATAGTCTGGGGCATAACATCTATGCCAAGATCCCCATGGTTCGATAGTAACGAATTACATCATGTACATGCCAGTAGATACGTCCTGGATATTGGATTTGAGCGCAAATTTAGTCTTGATTATTTTACCAGCGATGATATTACCTATCGAACAGTAACTTCAATGTTTCAAGTGATAAATTATTGTGAAAAAATTGGGGCAAATTTACTATTAGTTTCTTTACTTGACGATGCTGCATTATTTAAATATATAAGAGATTATCCTAATTTATTGCAACTTAATCGTATATGGGGTAGAGATTTAGAAAATTGCTGGATCGATTTAGGTAGTGATAATTCGCACCCTGGGCACAAAACCCATAAATTTTATTCTACTGAAATATTAGCTAAAATAAAACAATTACAATGGATATAATACTACGAGCGTTTGACTTATATCATATGGTCAGCCCACTGACGAAATCTGCAAGTGGAGCTTGACTGAAGGTCTAACCGAGAGACGTCTATACATGAACGGTACACTAAGGAGTTGGATACATTTTATCGAAATAAGATCGGCAAACGGTACACAACGTGAACATCAATTGGTGTCACGGGCTTGTACTGAGGTAATTGCCAAAATCTTTCCAACGATATCGGAGCTGGTTGTAAACGCTCGGTAAATCTGTTATACTAATAGTATGCAAAAAACCACATTCCATACGTTTACCATGGGCGATGTCGAGGATCCTTATCTGTATGCTGTATTATTAACCAATATACTTTTAGAATAAATATTAAACTATGCTACTTGGAATCGCCACTCTCGCTATCGCACTACTAATCAGTACAGTTTCCGCCTGGTATTCAATATTGGGCCTAACTGCCATATTTGCCGGCGCTGTTGTGCCAGCAGTTATTATGGGAGTAAGTTTAGAACTAGGCAAAATTATGGTAGCAGTATGGCTACATCAAAATTGGCGTCGTGACCGATTGCTTAAATTTTATCTAATACCGGCACTGATATTCTTGATGATGCTGACCAGTGTAGGTGTATTTGGATTCTTATCAAAGGCACACGTGGATCAAAACTTAGTGTCTGGAGATGTCATAGCCGAAATAGCCATATATGATGAAAAAATCAAAATTGAACGGGATAATATTGATGTTAATCGCAAATCTCTCAAACAAATGGATGAGGCTGTGGACCAACTTATGGCACGTTCAACTTCGGAAGAAGGGGCGAGTAAATCCGTTGCTATTCGAAGAAGCCAGCAGAAAGAACGTAGCCGCCTCCTTGCGGACATTACAACGAGTCAGCAAAGGATCACTGCTCTCAACGAGGAAAGAGCTCCGATTGCCGCAAAAGTTAGGAAAGTGGAAGCTGAGGTCGGACCGATAAAATATGTAGCTGCTTTATTCAGTAATAGCACACCCGATCAAGATCAGTTAGAAAGTGCTGTTCGTTGGGTTATTATCCTGATCGTTATAGTATTTGATCCATTGGCCATCGTGTTGATCATTGCCGGCATTAAACAGTTAGGTTGGGGCCGTCAAGATAGTGCTAAAAATGCCTGGGCGGCCAGTGGTAGCGGTGGTGGACTAGTAACCATAGATGACATGATAGTGGGCATTAAACCCAACAACCTGCATCCAGAATTGGTAGTGGCACCGGTCCGTGCACCAGATCCGGTAATCGAAGATGCATCTGAACAGATCACAGAACTAGAACTTAAACTCAATCAGGCACATCAAGATCGTGACACTTTGGCTGACTTTGTTAGAGAACAAGATCAAACGCTCAAAGACCGCACACAAGAATTAACACAGGTTCGTGCTATATTAACTAACTTGCACAACGATCATAACAGTCTGTCAGATCTAAATGCTCGCAGTCTGCAACGTGAGCAGGATCTACAGGCAGAATTAAAACAAATCAAAGCACAATTGGCAACTATACAGGCCGAGCGTGATCTACTGTTTCAGGCACACAGTCACGAAATGACTCGTGCAGATACCTTGGCCGCGGAGTTAGACAGTTTGTCTAGAGTAATTGAAGAAGAACTAGCCGCACCGGCTGAAACTGCTGAAAGATTCAAAGCCGAATATCAAGAACAACCAGAGACAGCACCTAAACCCAAAACAGTTATATCCGACATTGAATCTGAGGTTATTGCACCTGAACCGATTATTCCACCAATTCCACCGGCAGCTGGGTTCAGCACAAGTTTTCCAGACAATCCTGCACGTGGTGACATGTGTTTACGTGTAGATTTTAAGCCTAGTCGTTTGTTCAAGTGGAACGATGTGAAATGGATTGAAATAAATCGCAAAGCTACGGATGTCTACAACTACAATGATGCTTATATACAGTTCTTGGCAGAAAAACTTGCCACTGGCGAATACAGTATCGATGATTTAACCGAACAAGAATTACAACAAGTTCAAACAGCAGTGGGCGGACGTCTTGGTTAATATTAAATTATTTTATGCAACACAGAACATTCAATAAATAACACTATGGCTTACGAAAAAACTAAATTCAATAAAGTAATTGGGAATACTGTAGTTGTCGGCATAGACGGCAACGTAGAAAAAGCATTACGTAAATTCAAAAAGAAAGTGCTGGAATCAGGTTTGCTTAATGAATTACGTGAGCGTGAAACATATACTAAACCTACTACAAAACGCAAACAGGCCAAAGCAGCTGCACGTCGTCGTTGGGCAAAAAAATTGCGTGACGAAAGTTTACCCAAAAAGTTATACTAGTATGAAAATAATGGACATTTATACCTTATCAGAAAAAGAAAGGTATAATATATTATTTGAATATCTTAAAGAAAAAGAATTACGGGAAAATAACCAGGCAGTTAAATTAGCCTGGGAACAATATAAAACTTTAGTCCACTTGGCAAATTCTGGCATAGAACCCACTCCAATTGATGAAACCCAATTTGGGTAGATTCTTGACAAATAATTAATTTTCGTGTATAAATATACATGTAGTGCCGATAGTCGGGCTACAATTTAACGTCATAATTTTGCTTAATAAAGGAGATAAACATGACACAATTTCAACTTCACTCTATAGATTTACCTACACTACACGCACAGTTACATCGCCATGCGATCGGTTTTGACCGTATGTTCGATGAGCTTAATCGTACCTTTGCCAACAGCAAACAGGATGGTAACTATCCCCCATATAATATCGCTAAACTAGATGATACACACTATGTGGTAGAAATCGCTGTTGCTGGATTCAAAGAGTCCGAGTTAGATGTAGAACTCAAAGATGGAGTACTAACCGTTAAAGGTGATCAAACAAAACCAGAAGTAGAAATCGAGTACATACACAAAGGTATTAGTGCTCGCAATTTTGTTCGTACCTTTACTTTAGCCGACGATGTAGAAGTACGTGCGGCCACTGTACAAAACGGTATCTTGGCAATCGCCCTGGAACATGTTATTCCAGAAGAAAAACAGCCGAAGAAGATTGCTATTACTTTCAAAAAGTAGTACAATAACAACAAGGGCAGAATCACCTGCCCTTGTCTTATAAATATATTACTATGGCTGATACTAAAACAAAAACAGAAGTAAGAGCAACAATTACTCCTAAGGCAGAGCTTAAGGAACCATCAAACTTCAATGTAATCTACATCAATGATGAAGTGACTACACAAGAATTTGTAATAGAAACTTTAACAGTTATCTTTAATTATGCTCGAGAAAGTGCAGAAGCACTAACTCTACGTGTTCACGAAGAAGGATCAGCAGTAGTAGCCACATTACCTTACGAAATGGCTGAACAAAAAGGCATAGAAGTAACCATGTTAGCTCGTAATAACGGGTTTCCACTACAGGTAAAAATAGAATCAGAATGATATTCAATAAAGTAAGAGAACTTAAAGAAACTGGCAAAGTAATTGGCATAACATTTAGTACATTTGATATGCTACACGCAGGGCATATCGCCATGTTAGCCGAAGCCAAAAATCATTGCGATTACCTAATTGCTGGTCTACAAACAGATCCCACTATAGATCGTCCCGATACCAAGAACAAACCTGTACAGAGTATTGTAGAACGTCAAATACAACTAGCGGCCTGTCGTTACGTAGATGAAGTTGTTGTTTACCAAACTGAACAAGATCTATGCGATTTACTCTTAATACTACCATTAGATGTCAGAGTATTAGGGGTAGAATATATGGATAAAGAATTCAGCGGTGAAATGGAATGTGCTAAACGTAATATTAAGTGTATATTTAACGGTCGTGACCACTCATTTTCCAGCTCAAGTTTACGCAAACGAGTAGTAGAAGCTGAATCAATGAAACTACTTATAAAAAAATAATGCTGTTAGTCTATTCCGATTGGAAGGCATATCGCCAAGGCTGTATGTTCCTTGAGGGATTACAGACTCCTTATAGACTGACAGTCAATCTTGACGAGTATTTAACAACACCTGCCGATGTTAAAATAGCAATATCATCATCAAGATTTGGACAATTCCTTAGTGTAGTACATAAACAACAATTTGTAGATACAGTAAAAGCCATTGCTGATCAAAGCAATCTTGTGGTTTTAATTGAAAGTGAACTGCATCAGGAATGCCGTATATATCCCGAGTGTGGCCCAAAAGTCCACTGGGTACTGCCCGGTATTGTTGACAGTACTATCAATCAATTCTTTAGTGGTGCTTGGTTAGAACGCACCAGAGATGTGTATAGACAACTTCCCAATAAG